CGGTGGTGGAAGTCGTGATGGAGGAGCTGGTGGTACTGGTGCTAGTGGCGGTGGTAATGGTGGTGTAGATAATTCAACCGTAGCTACAGCAGGAGCCGCAAATAGAGGCGGTGGAGGCGGCGGCGGTGGTCGTAACGGCGGTACACCATTTGTTGGTGCTAACGGTGGCTCTGGTGTCGTTGTTATAAGATACTTAACGTAAGGAGATTTATTATGGCACATTTTGCAAAAGTACTTAATGGAACAGTAACAAATATTATAGTAGCAGAACAAGAGTTTATGGATACTTTTATTGATGACTCTCCAGGCGAATGGATTCAAACTTCATACAATACAAAAGAAGGTGTACATTTAAATGGTGGTACACCATTAAGAAAAAATTACGCCATAATTGGTGGCACATATGATTCAACTAGAGATGCATTTATTCCTCCAAAACCATATCCAAGTTGGACTTTAAATGAAGACAAATGTATTTGGGTATCACCTAAAACATATCCAACTGACGGAAAGTATTATGATTGGGATGAAGAGAACCAAGAATGGAAAGAAGAAGAGTAATAACTTCTAAAAACTAAAAACATCTAACACACAATCCTTATAAATAGAAGAAGAAGGAGACTGTGTTCGATGGCAACAATTTCTAATATATTCATAGATCAAGACGCTGACTTTACTACTACAGTAACAGTCAACGATTCTAGTGGTGATGCTTTGGACTTAGCAGCTTATACTGCACTGACAATGATTCGTAAAACTTACCAATCAGCAACAGCAGTTACATTTACCTCAACATTTGCTAATCCACGAACATCAGGACAAATCACAATTTCACTAACAGATGTACAAACTGCCGCTCTTGATGACGGAAGGTATGTTTATGATATGGTCATAACAGATTCCTTAGGCGTCAAAACTAGAGTGGTTGAGGGTATTGCAACTGTTAATCCAAGCGTATCAAGGTAGGAAAATATGTCTATTCAAGCAAAAGTAAATACTCCTAGAAATGTTGTAGGTTCGGTATCACAAGGAAACCAACCTCAAGTAACTCGTGTAAACGTAGCTCTAAATAGTGTTTCTGCTGCAAATGATGTAGATGTTAGTTCGTTCCCTCTTACTGATGGAGCACTACTACAATGGAATGATACCACAAAAAAGTGGACGGCGAGGAATGAACTTGGAACAACTGGCGGCACTCTAAAGTTGAGTGGTGGAAGTTTTTAAAACAAATAGGAAGAAAACAAAATGGCATTAACATTACAAATTAAAAGGTCATCTGGTTCTACCGCACCATCATCTCTGCAAGATGGTGAAATGGCCTACACCCACGGCAATGAAAAACTTTTCATTGGTGACGGTTCTACCGTTAAACTTATTGGTGGTAAATCTTTTAATGACTTGATCGATCATACAGCTGGTACATTGACTGCTAGTTCTACAATTATTGTTGACGCAAACAAAGCTGTTGATGATTTGATTGTAGGTAACAACGGTTCAACTGGTGGATCAATTAAAATTAAAGAGGGTACTTCAAACGGAGTACATCACATCCAACTAAAAGCACCAAACGCTTTAGGAGCAAACTTAGAACTTGAGTTGCCTGGCACAGACGGTTCATCTGGACAATTCTTGTCAACAAACGGTTCTGGTACATTAGCATTCGCAGATGTTCCATCTGGTTCATTTACATTGGCCGCTGATAGTGGTACTAACGATGTTTTTACAACAGGACAGGTTTTGACATTTGAAGGTGGAACTGGACTTTCTTCAGTTGTATCAAATAACAAAATTACATTTAGTCTTGACTCGATTGCAAACTCATCTCTTGCAAATAATACAGTTTCTTATGGTGGGGTATCTCTTGCACTTGGTGCTACGGATGCAACTCCAGCCTTTGATTTGAGTGATGCAACAAACTATCCAACATCATCTCTTGCTGGAACAATTACAAATGCACAACTTGCTGGTTCAATCGCAAATGCAAAACTTGCTAACGATGGAATTACAATCGGTTCTGATGATACATCACTTGGTGATACAATCACAGACTTGAATGGATTGACTTCTGTAGATGTTGATAACCTTACACTTGATGCAAACACAATCTCAACAACTAACTCAAATGGAAACTTAGTTCTTGCACCAAACGGTACAGGTGCAGTTAATGTTCCTTCTGGTTATGAGGGAAGATCTGGATTTGGTGATGATTCACTTGTAAACAAATCATATGTTGATGCAGTTGCAAATGGACTTGATGTTAAAGCATCTGTTAAGGTTGCTACTACTGCAAACCTTGCTGCAACATATAACAATGGTAACGGTACACTGACTGCATCTTCTAATGGTGCAATCGCAGTTGATGGTGTAACACTTTCTGCAAACGACAGAGTTCTTGTTAAAGATCAGACAACACAAACACAGAACGGTTTCTATAAAGTTACTGCAACTGGTAGTGGTGGTGCTGCATTTGTACTTACAAGAACACCAGATGCAGATGCAGCCTCTGAATTAACAGGTGGTGCATTTACTTTCGTTGAAGAAGGTACTGCAAACGCAGACAACGGTTATGTTCTAACTACAAACGGAACACCAACTCTTGGTACAACTGCAATTACCTTTGAACAATTCTCTGGTGCTGGACAGATTTCTGCTGGTGCTGGTTTAACTAAAACTGGTAATACAATTGATGTTGTTGGAACTGCTGATAAGATTACAGTTGCTGCAAATGCCGTAACAATCGCATCAACATATGTTGGACAATCATCTATTACAACTCTAGGTACAATCGCAACTGGCGTTTGGAATGGTACTGCAATTGCAGCAACTTCTGGTGGTACAGGATTAACCTCAATTGCAAAAGGTTCTGTACTTGTGGCGAACTCTGCCAATACTTTGTCTGCTCTTGACGGTGGAGGTTCTGATGATGGTATTTTACTATATACAGCATCTTCTGATACACTAGCTTTTGCAGCGAGTATTGACGGCGGAACATTCTAAGTAGTCATGTAGGAGTTGCCTCATGGCTGTGGATTTAAAACTTAAAAGGTCGCACACTCACTCGACTATCCCATCTACTTCAGATTTGATAGAGGGTGAAGTTGCTGTCAACACATATGACAGAAAAATGTATATGCGTGACGGTAGTAACAATGTTGTTACTGTCGCAAACCATTATGCAACCGATTATGAATCTGCAACAAAAGTATTATATGTAACCGTTGCGACTTCTACCACAGATCATCCATATCATGGAACTGGTTCTAGTAACAAGTATAAGATCAATGGTATCTTCTCACCTTATCTTCATCTAATTCCAAAAAACACTTATCGGTTCGATCAGAGTGATTCTTCCAACTCTGGCCATCCTTTGCGTTTTTATCTAGATGCAAGTAAGTCAACTGCCTTTACAGCGGGCGTGACTACAAGTGGAACGCCAGGCAGTGCTGGTGCATACACTCAAATTATTGTTTCAGATACAACTCCATCTGTTCTTCACTACCAATGTTCTGCTCATGGAAACATGGGTTGGGCAGTATTTACTAATACAAGAAATCTTACAAATTTTGATACAGATGACCTTTCAGAAGGTTCGTCCAATTTATACTTTACAAATGCACGAGCAGATGCAAGAATTTCTGCGGCCAATACTGATGATTTATCAGAGGGTTCGTCTAACCTTTATCACACGACTGCAAGAGTAAACTCTGCAATTGACAGTAGAGTTACAAATACATTCATAAACAATTTGAGTGGTGTCGTTGCTGACACTGCTACAATACTTGCAACTTCAAGAAATATTCACGGCGTTGCATTTAATGGTTCTGCTGATATTGACTTATCTGAAGTTATTCAAGATACAGTCGGTGCAATGTTTAGTGGTAATACAGAAACAAATATAACTGCAACATATCAAGATAGTGATGGAACAATAGACCTTGTTGTTTCTGCATCTGGTATTGCAAGTTTAGCTGATGATTCTTCACCCCAATTGGGTGGAGACTTGGATGTTAACGGCAACTCAATTGTCTCTGCATCAAATGGTAATATCGCAATCACACCAAATGGTTCTGGTAAAGTAATTATTGACGGATTGTCACATCCTGTCGCAGATGGTAATGCTGGACAAGTTCTAAAAACGGATGGTTCTGGAAACCTTGCATTTGCGTCTGTGGGTTCACTTGCTGGTTCTGGTATTCAAAATGTATCAGATGACAGCTCTCCACAACTTGGAGGTAATTTAGATTTAGTAACACATAGTATTGTAACTACATCCAATAGAAATATTACACTTGCACCAAATGGTAATGGTAAAGTTGTTGTGGGAACAAATGGTATTGCGTTTGCAGACGGTTCAACACAAACAGCTGCTGGTTCAACACAAGGATTTGCAATTGCAATGGGCATTGCACTTGGGTAGTATAAATACTATAAAAGGATAATTTAAATGGCAAAACCTACATCAAGAACAGAATTTAAGGAATACTGCCTTAGAAGTCTAGGTAAGCCTGTAATCGAAATAAATGTCGATCCAGATCAGGTACAGGATAGAATAGATGAGGCATTACAGTATTTCGCTCAATATCATTATGATGGTATTGAAAGAGTATATCTAAAACATCAAATTTCACAAGCAGATATTGATCGTTCAAGAAGTGATACCACTCTTGCAACAGTAACAGATGTTGATGCATCAACTACAGCAGTTTGGAAAGAACAGAAAAACTATATTCCTGTTCCAAGTTCTGTTATGTCTATTGTAAAAGTATTTCCAATGACAGACAAAGCTTCACTTAATATGTTTGATGTTAGATATCAATTAAGACTAAATGACTTATATGATTTCAGTTCTACTTCAGTGATGCATTATGAAATGACAATGCAACATCTAGATTTTCTAGATCACATTCTTATTGGTGAAACTGCAATACGACATAACCAACACCAAAACAGATTATATATGGATGCAGATTTTCAAACTGATTTTGTAGATGGAGACTTTATTATTATTGAATGTTTTCGTAAATTAGATCCAGACACATTTGCCGATGTTTGGGATGATATATTTTTAAAGAAATACGCAACACAACTCATTAAAAAACAATGGGGTGCAAACCTTTCAAAGTTTCAAGGAATTCAAATGTTGGGTGGAGTTGCACTAAACGGCGAACAGATATATACACAGGCGCAAGAAGAAATAAATCAGTTGGAAGAACAAATCCAACTTGCATATGAACTTCCGCCTATGCATATGATAGGATAGACAATGCCTACTAATGTATATTTTGATACAGGCACAATGCCAGAACAGCATCTCTATGAAGATTTAATCATAGAACAATTGCGTATTTACGGACAGGATGTATATTACATTCCTCGTAAGATGGCTGGCACTGATAGTATTTTTGGAGAAGATATTAGTTCTTCTTTTGAAGATGCATATCTTATTGAAATGTACATAGATAACACTGATGGATATGAGGGTGAAAAAGAACTCATGTCTAAATTTGGTTTAGATATTCAAGACGATGCAACCTTTACAGTTGCAAGAAGAAGATGGGAACAATTTGTTACTGTCGATAATAACCTAATTGAAACATCAAGACCAAATGAAGGTGACTTAATATATTGGGCAAAAGGAAAGAAACTTTTTGAGATTACGTTTGTAGATCACGATGACCCTTTTTATCAGGCTCAAAATCTACCTACATACAAACTCAAGTGTAAAACATTTGAGTATGCTTCAGAAGTTATTGATACTGGTATTGCAGAACTTGATAACATTGAGACAGATAATTCTCTGGATACAATGCAACATCAGATTACACTGGAACAAACAACTGCATTTAATCAGGGTATTAGACTTGAAGGTGCTGGTGAAGGTAGAATATTTGATTCATCTTCTATTGGTTACGATCAACCAGGCGCTGGTAGTTTTGATGCAAGTACACTTACATTTGACAATGCAGGGCCATTCATTATTACTGAGGATGAAACTCTAGATGGTGCTCTTGCAGTAGAAAATTCTGTAGAGGGTGCCGATGCGTCCTATATAGTACTAGAAACTTACGATATTGCAACGATTGATGAGAATTCACAGAATGAGGACTTTGAACTTGCAGATGATAATATATTAGACTTCACTGAATCTAATCCATTCGGTGATGCTGGGATGAAATAAACTATGATTGGACAATATTTTTATAATCAATCCACAAGAAATGTGGTAGTTGCATTTGGTACACTATTTAATCAAATCCAACTTACGAAAAAAGATAATAGTGGTAATGTAATTCAAACCATGAAAGTGCCTCTTGCGTATGGGCCTAAACAGAAGTGGTTATCTAGACTTACAGAAGATCCAAACCTTAATAAAAAGGTGGCAGTCACATTACCAAGAATTGGTTTTGAGATTTCTGGGATGACATACGACTCAACCAGAAAACTTAATAAAGTTATGAAGGTTAAAAAGGTTGCAGATGGAACTGATGCAGAACAAGTTAAATCTGGTTTTATGCCTGTTCCTTACAATATTAATTTTGAATTATATATACTTTCAAAGAATTCTGACGATGCACTTCAAATTGTAGAACAGTTTCTTCCATACTTTCAACCAGAGTATACAGTAACAATGAGGGAAGTTCCAGAATTAGAAATAATTCGTGATGTTCCTATTGTGTTAAATAGTATTAATTATGAAGATGATTATGAAGGTGAATTTACAAGTAGAAGGAGTATTATCTACACTTTGTCTTTTACTGCAAAGTACTACTTGTACGGCCCAGTAACGTCTTCAAATGTTATTCGCTCTGTACAAGTTGATCAGTATGCAGACATGCCTGTTAATTCACCTAAGAGAGAACAAAGATATTCAGTTACTCCAACACCAAATTCAGTTGCAGCTACTGACTTTGACCCAGATGATGATAATTTTGGATTTAATGAAACAACAAGTTTCTTTGAAGATGCAAAAGAATATAATCCAGTAACGGGTCAAGATGAATAAATAGTAAAAAGAAATAAGGATAAAAGAAAATGCCAATTAGAAAACCAGTAGCTGGAGTAGGTTTCTTCCAAGGAGAAAGTGGAGCCAGAGGTGATACCACAAATGGTAAAGGTGATATTTTTCGTGTAAATGAATCAGTTCTAAACACTAGTGTGACTATTGCTGCTGGTGAAAATGCATCATGCGCTGGGCCTTTGACTGTATCTACAACTGGAACTGTTAACTTAACTGTTAATGGTGACTTGACGATTGTATAGGAGAGAGACATGGGTTCAACATTAACAGTAGATAATATCTTAGGTGCGACAGCAGCTTCAAGTGTGGTGATACCAAACCATGTTCTTCAGTTTGTATATAATACGCCCGCTTCTGGTCAAACAATGACAAATGTTACATCTCAAACCAGTATAACTCTAAACGCCTCAACTACAAGAGGAACAGCAACTTGTAGTGTTACTAGAAAAGATGCAAACTCTTTCTTTATAGTGAGAATTGGATTCACAGCAGCAAGAGCTTCAACTGCTGGGGAAATGAGATGTGGTTATAGAATTGGTTCTGGTTCTGATGTAGTAGCATATTTTAAAGATGGTACATCTTGGGAAAGATGTGACGGAGAATTTAAAGATACAACAACTGGTTCGGTAGGTGATGTCCTTTCGTTTCAATCAGTTTTGTCAACCACTGGTGGTGCAAATAGTTACGTTCGGCACGTTATGATGAGTGTTATGGAGGTTGCACAATGAGTACTTTATTCGTAAATAATCTAAACACTGCAAGTGGTACAACGATTACAGTTCCTACTGGTAAACAAATAATTGGAACTGACACTAATTCTATCAAAGCGCCTGGAATGGTTATTCAATCTGTACATTCAGATACGTCAACTTGGACTCCAAGAGCTACTACTACATCAACGTCTTATACTTCATCTGGTCATACATTAGCAATTACACCGAAATATAGTAATAGTATACTTCTTCATAGTTATCTTGTTTCAGCACATAACAATACTGCTGGTTCATATTCCTATGTTGTTCTTAATAAGTCTGGTGTTGGAAATTTAATGGATACAGAATCAGCAAATGGTGGTAAGCAAGCTTGGTCATGTCAAGGTATTACTAATATTAAAGATATAGCTGGAACTACAAATGCAATAACGTACACAATGCATTTTAGAGCTGGTTCCACTGGCACATCATATCTTGGTTGGTCTAGTAGTTTTTCTAATCAAAACTCTTGTAGTTGGTCTATAATAGAAATCGCACAGTAAGGAAATAGGACATGGCATCAACATTAAAAGTAAATACAATTCAACATACTGGTGGTACGTCTGCATTGACTATTGATAGTGCTGGAACAATAGACTTTCCTGTTAATAATAATATTACAATATTTGGATTGACTACGCAGACTGCTATTACTTCTACATCATTATCAACTTTAACTGGTTGGACAAAATTTAATAGTCAATCTGTACATGGGTTTAAACCATATGGTTCTACAATCAATGAAAGTAGTGGATATTTTGCACCAGTTAAACTTGGTCTTTATAAACTTGAATTAGATTTGCATATCTTTCGTGGCAGTTCGCCTAGTGCAAGGTGGTTTCAAGCTGATTTAGAATTTACTCCAAACGGTGGAAGTGTAATTGCTGGTGACGTTTATGATAACGTACCATATAGTAATAGTGATACAACTTATCACCTACTTCATAGACATAAATATTATAACTTTAATCATGCTAATGATAAGGTGCGTGTAAGGGTAGCTGCAAGTAATAATGTTACTATTAAAGCTTCTGGTGCTTCAGACTTTGATTCACAATTAGTGTTTAGGTGGGTTGCACCGCCAGTAGCGTAAAAAAAGAATTATAAATAACAGAAAGAATTTTATTAATTAGGAGAAAATAAAATGGCAACAACAGCTTCAGAAGCATTAAGTGAACTTGGAATTACTGAGTGGGTCTTGCGTGGCGAACCTACAAAGGAAGACGAGTTCAAAGAAATGTTCAGAAAAGTTACTGGTTCAGATTCAAGTGGTTCTGCAATTGAATCTTCTGACCCTTCAGAATGGGGTGTAACTTGGAAACAATTATCAGACAAAATGAAGGCAATGGATGATGCAGCACCTATGAATGAACTTCGTATACAACGAAATGCAAAATTAGCAGAGACAGATTTCTATGCTCTCTCTGATGTAACAATGTCAAGTGATATGGCAGATTATCGTGATGATCTTCGTGATTTGCCTGCATCTGCGAAACCAACTTTAACAGATGGTGTACTTGGTAACGTGACTTGGCCTACAAAACCGTAATTGTATGAAATGTCAAATCAAACTGATATTCTAGATAATGTTCTTGGTATTACAGATGTTGTGGAAACAACTACTAAAAGTGTAACACCACCAAAACCTGTTCTTGTTCCTAAAACAGAAAACAATGAACAGGATATAGATAATGATTATAAATATCAACGAGAGAATTTTTACAATCTGATTGAAAGAGGACAAGATGCAATTGATGGTATTCTAGACCTCGCAAGAGAATCAGAACACCCTAGAAGCTATGAAGTTGCTGGGAATTTAATAAAACAGGTTGCAGACGTAACAGAAAAACTTGGTGATTTACAAGAGAAGATGAAGAAACTAAAAGAAGTTCCTAGTTCTGCACCAAAGAATGTAACGAATGCATTGTTTGTTGGTTCAACAGCTGAACTACAAAAGATGTTAAAAGGAAAAGAATAATGCCACTAACAAGAGCTAATAATGTTGGTGTAGCACTTGAAGGAATTGATGTTCCGACAGGTACAACTGCACAAAGAGAAGGTTCACCAGCACAAGGTGTACTAAGATTTAACACAACCGACACTGCATTTGAAGGTTACAACGGTGGTAATTGGACATCTGTAGGTGGTGGTGCAACTGGTGGTGGTTCTGATGCAGTTTTTTATCTAAATGACCAGACGGTAACTACAGACTTTACAATTGCGGCAAATCAGAATGCTGTAAGTGCAGGCGAGATTACAATCGCTAATGGAATTACAGTTACAATCTCTGGCGAACTTTCGGTGGTATAGATATGAGTAAACTTACAGTCACAACAATAGCTGGTGTAACATCTGGTGCAGATGCAAACAAAGTCAAGATTGAATCTGGACACACTCTTGAATCTGAAAATGTTACAGTTAGTGGCACTTCTACATTTGAAAAAAGTATAAGTGTTGGAACTACTACTAATCTTATTTCAAACGGTGATTTTACTACTAACACTACTGGTTGGACTGCAACTGGTTCAGCTATTGCGATTAGTTCTGGAGCACTTCAAATAACACCCAACAGTGGTGTTAACGGTTTTGCAAACCAACAAGTAGATAATCTTGTTATTGGTAGAAGTTATATTGCATCTGTTGTTGTCACACAAGATGCTGGTGCATTATCTAGATTGTACATAGGTACATCTGCAAACGGAAATCAAACTGTTAATAGTGTAAACTTAGGTACTGGTACTCATTCTTTTACTTTTGTTGCAACAGCAACTACTCACCACTTTGCACTTGTTGTCGGTGGTGGTACTGGACAAGTTACAAAATTTGATGCCGCTAGACTTACTGAAGCAAGTAAAATTTCTTTTCCAGCAATAACTGGTACTGCTCCAGAAATAAAACAAGGTACTACAGTTAATGATTTTGCAATTGCTACTAATTCACTCAATAGAGTAAACGTAGATGTAAGTGGTCGTGTAACTATGCCGGCGCAACCATCTTTTTCTGCATCTTATACTGGTACTAATGGTTTTGCAGACCCAATTAGTGGTGAGGTAAATGTACCTTTTAATACAACTTCCGTCCATCCCAATAATCATAATATCGGCAATCATTATAATACTTCAAATTTTAGATTTACTGCCCCAGTTGCTGGAAGCTACGTTTTTCTTGTACATATGGGTCATTTGTATATGGCTGCGAATGAACACGCAGTTGGGGAGATAAGAAAAAATGGAACACGATTTGCTTATAATTATATCCAACCCACTGCAAATGGTTATGATTGTCTAAATCTGGCATTTATAATAAATTTAGCGGTAAATGATTATGTTAATGTTACTATGGGTGGAACTGGACAATATTATAAAGGGCCATCAGAAATGGCTTTTGCTGGACACTTATTAGGATAAAATAAATAGTTAGAATTAAATAGGAGACTATAAAATGGCAGAAATTAAAGTGACAGTATCAGACACACAAGTAAAGTGTCTTGAGTATGCAGCTGTGTCAGTTCAAGAATGGTGTGATAATGCAATTCACAATCGTGCTCGTATTGCACAAGAAGAAATTATTGCATCTCTAGTTTCACATTGTAATGCAAATGATATTGCAATTGCAACTGGTGCTGATGCACAGGTAACTCAAGCGTTTGAACTGAAAGTTGTTGATACTGCAAAGAATGTATTTGACAATGAAGAAATACCAGAAGTACCTTCGGAATAAGATTATAGGGAAATAGTTAAATGAGCTCTAAGATAAAAGTAGATACGATTGAAAATGTTGCTGGTTCTGGAAATGTAAGTCTAGGGTCTGGACATAATCTTGTGGTGCCTGGTGACCTTACAGTAGACACTTCAACACTAAAAGTAGATAGTTCTAATAACAGAGTAGGCGTTGGAACTGCAAGCCCAACCTCTGACCTTCATGTAAGTGGTGGTGCTGGCGCTAATCTTGCAATTCAATCATCTGCTGGTTCTCATTGGAGATTGGGTGATGCAGTTGGTTCTACTAATGGATATTTTGTTCTTCGTGACCACACAAATTCAGCAAATAGAATTACTGTCAACAACCAAGGATACGTTGGCATTAACACAGGCTCACCTACAACAGCTCTTGATGTAACTAGGGCGGCTGGAGCAAATTATGTAGCACATTTTCAAAATACAACAAATGGAAGTCCATATTGTCTTGCCATCAAAGATGCTCCTAGTGGTGCAAATGGTTATCCATTATTGCAAGTAACAAATGCTGCTGGAAGTGTTAATTGGTTTAGAGTTAATAGTGGAAACGGTTATGTTGTTTCTACTGGAATATACAGTCAGTCAGCATCAGATAGTGCGAATGTTGTAGTTGATGGTTCTGGAAATGTTTATCGTGCGACATCAGCTTTAAAGTATAAAAAAGATGTTCGTGATATTGAAAGTATAGACATAGATAGATTTAGACCTGTTCGTTTTAAATCTGCAAATCCAAGAAATGATGATGAAATAACAAAAGAATATTTTGGTTTTATTGCTGATGAAGTGCATGATGATGGTATAACAGAACTTGTTACATATGGTGTAAACTCAGAAACAGAAAAAAAAGAAGTCGAGGGATTTAATTATGATAGGATGACTGTTATTTTAACAAAAGTGGTTCAAGAACAAAAGGCAACGATTAACGCACTTGAAGCTAGAGTCAAAGAGTTGGAGAGTAAATAATGTCAAAAGTAAGAGTAGATGAACTTGCAACAAGAACTGGTTCTGGTAATATTACTGTAAGTAATGATCTTGCAACTGCTAATATAACTACTGGTAATACATCAATAGTAACTGGTGGAAGATTTATTTCTAGTCAAGTTAGTAATGACCCTTGGTTAAAAGGTGTTAATTCTAGTAACACTGAAACATCATACATAAAAAAAGACGGACAAATTTATTCTGCTTTTGGTATTAGTTTAGGTGGAACTGGTGCAGCTAATACGTTAGACGATTATGAAGAAGGCACTTTTACACCTCAAGTTTTAAATGGTTGGGGTGTTACTAGTCCTACATACAGTTATAATCTTGGTTATTACACTAAAATAGGTGATCTTGTTTACATACGTTGTCAAATAGTTTTATCAGGTGGCAGTATAAACGGTAATCAATTAAAGATTTATGGTTTTCCATTTACACCTCTAGCTATAGATTCTGCTTGCACAGGATATTTTTCTACTGCAAGCTCTAATGCAGAAAATGCTTTTTTACAAATCGTTGGTTCTAGCACTATTTTTGCTTTTCAGTATCGAACTAATACTGGATTAACATCTTTTGATGGAACTTTTGCTGGTTCTGGTTTTAATTTTATAATGAGCGGAATGTATAAAACATCATAACACCCTAGTCGGAGGCTAGGTAGTCAGTCCACAGCCATAAAGGAGATAAACAATGGCATTAACAGAAGAAACAGTACAAGACAAAATCGAGATAGTCGGTGACTTCAAGCACATACAAGTGCGTACAGCTACCGTTATCAAGAAAGATGGTGTTGAGATTAGCAGAGTATTCTCTCGTCATGTCGTAGCACCAGATGCTGATACGTCAGGCGAGAGCGATGATGTAAAAGCTATTGCTACACAGGTACATACTGATGCAGTCAAAACTGCTTATGCAAAACATCTAAAGGACTCAGCACCAGAGTAATAAATATCTGAATGTCAAATTATGAGCACTATCTTGGAAACCCACTACTAAAAAAATCTAATGTTCCAGTAAACTGGACAAAAGAGAATATTTTAGAATATCAAAAGTGTATGGA